ATGCTGGACAGTCCTTTTAAGACCCGACCTAGTCCGAGTCAATGACAGATAAGCCCAAAAGATCCAAAGCCCTACGAGGGGCAACTAAACCAAGGCTTCACAGTCCACTTCTAAAGGGCGAAAACAAGCTGCAAGATGTCAAGGATCTCTGTGAGATCGTAAAGATGCCATTGATGCCTTGGCAGGAGTTTGTGCTTAAAGATATGCTTACCGTGGACAAAAAGGGCAACTGGATTCGCAAAACTAACCTGATCTTGGTAGCCAGACAGAACGGCAAGACCCATTTGGCGCGAATGCTGATTCTTGCCCACTTGATCAAGTGGAATACCAATGTCCTGATCATGTCCTCAAATCGAAGCATGGCTTTAGATACCTTTAGGCAAGTAACTCACCTATTAGAAACTAATGACCATCTCAAAGGATTCGTTAAGCAGATCCGACACGCCAACGGCACTGAGTCGATCGAGATGCTATCTGGGGCAAGGCTTGATGTCGTAGCAGCTACTCGAGATGGCTCTCGCGGTAGATCTGTCAACGGATTGCTTTACATCGATGAAGTTCGAGAAATTACCGAGGACGGATTTCGAGCAGCAACTCCGACAACCAGAGCGCACCCTAATTCTCAGACTTTGTTAACTTCCAATGCCGGTGATGCTTTCAGCACTGTGCTTAATGATCTTAGAGAACGCGCTATCGATTATCCGCCAAAGTCCTTCGGCTTCTATGAGTATTCTGCCCCTCAGTATTGCAAGATCAATGATCGAAATGCCTGGGCTTTAGCAAACCCTTCCCTTGGTTACACAATTACCGAAGAAGCGATCGAAGAAGCTATTGCAACGAGTCCGATTGAAAATACAAGAACTGAAACCCTTTGCCAGTGGATCGATAGCCTGTCAAGTCCTTGGCCTCATGGCGTATTGGAAGAAACGTCAGATAGCACACTAGAAATGGCTGTTGGGGCTTATACTGTATTCGGTTTCGATGTCAGTCCGTCACGGCGGAACGGATCACTTGTCGCAGGACAGCTGCTGCCAGATGGGCGGATTGGCATCGGGATCTTGGAAACTTACAGCTCACAAATCGCCATCGATGAACTCAAAATGGCAGCATCGATCAAAGCCTGGTGCGACATCTACAAGCCGCGTTTAGTTTGCTTTGACAAATACGCAACCCAGACCATTGCAGATCGATTAAGCCAATCTGGGGTTATCACTGAGGACGTATCAGGGCAACAGTTCTACAAGGCCTGTGGCGATCTGTTAGAAGGTCTAGTAAACAGTCGAATAGTCCACAATGGGCAAGCAGAATTGATCCAGCAGATGAACAACTGTGCAGCTAAAGTCAATGACTCAGCATGGCGAATCATCAAACGAAAGTCTGCTGGAGATATCTCAGCACCAATCGGCTTAGCAATGGTTGTTAGCAAGTTAATGATCCCTCAACCTAAGCCACAAATTTATACTTGACATATGCTAGCAATTTGTCTAGGTTGTGCTATCATTTAGGCTATGGGTCTATTTTCGCGAGCAGAATCAAAGCAAACTAAGCCGACTGTCGAAGCGCAATATGCCCCTCAAATTTTGGGCGATCAATTTTTACCTTATAACAATTATTACAGCTTATCTTCAATGGCTCGCCAAGATGCCATGTCAGTGCCAAGCATCAAGAGATGCCGCGATCTAATTGCCGGTACGATTGCAGGAATTCCTCTTGAATATTACAAAAAATCTACTGGCGAAGAAATAGCAGCTCCTCGATGGGTTGAACAACCATCGATCAACCAGCCGCGCTTTGTTACGATCCTTTGGACAGTTGACTCATTGCTTATGTACGGATCTGCTTATTGGCAGATCAAAGAAGTTTATGCAGAGGATGGCCGCATGGCTCGTGGCGAGTGGATTGCTAATACTCGCGTTACTTACGATACAAATTTCCCATCAACTATTGTGACTCAATATTATGTCGATGGAATTCCAGTACCGATGTCTGGCGTTGGTTCTCTTATTACTTTTCAAAAAGATGAAGGCATTTTAAACACTTCTGCCCGCGCTATCCAAAGTGCTATCGACATTCACAGATCTGCATCGATCGCTGCCCAAACTCCAATGCCTTCCGGATATATTCGGAACAATGGTGCTGACCTTGATCCTAAAGAAGTTAGCGGATTATTAGCTGCGTGGAAGTCTGCTCGCCTTAATCGTTCCACTGCTTACTTGACATCGACTCTGGAATACAATCCAACGTCATTCTCACCTAAAGACATGATGTATAACGAAGCAATCCAAAATAGTGCAACGGAAATTGCTCGCATGTGCGGAGTGCCGCCATATTACCTTTCAGCAGATCAGAACAACACAATGACTTATGCAAATGTGCAAGATGAACGCAGACAGTTCATCTGGATGATCCAACCGTTCATTTGTGCTATTGAAGATCGTTTATCTATGGATGATATTTCAACTGCTGGTCATTATGTCAAATTTGCAGTTGATGACACATTCTTAAGAACTGATCCAATGCAGCGTTTGCTGGTACTTGAAAAAATGTTAGCCCTTGGTTTGATCACTACAGAACAAGCTATGGAAATGGAAGACATGACTCCTAACGGAAGTGAAACAGAATAATGGAAACCTTATACATCGAAGCATCATCTATTGAATGCTCAGAAGAACGCCGCGAGATCTCAGGACTTATTGTGCCAATGGGAACAGGCGAAGTCGGTCACACAAATTTAGGCGGCGCAGTATTTGAAGCTGGTTCAATCGATATCACAGATATTTCAAAAGTTCGCTTGCTATCGCAACACGATATAAAGAAGCCAGTCGGTCGTATGACTGCAGCTGAAGTTCGCCCAGAAGGTATCTACGCAACTTTCAAGTTATCTCGATCAACAGGTGGTAACGATGCACTTATCCAGGCACAAGAAGGTTTAGTTTCTGGTCTGTCTATTGGTGCTGAAATTATTGCATCAAAGCCATCACGCAATGGTCACATGGTCGTAACAGCGGCTAAATTAAAAGAAGTTTCTCTAGTAACCGAGCCAGCCTTTAAGTCTGCTCAAGTATTAGAGATCGCGGCAGAGGAAACACTCCCTGTCGAAGAAACCCCACAAACAGAAAGCGAGACAGTCGTGGAAGACACAACAGTCGAAGCAACACCGGTAGAAGCTGCGGCTGTGGAAGCTGCTCGCCCTACAATCACAGCAATGGTTTACACAAAGCCTCGTCTTGATTTATCAAACGAAGCTTTTCTTGAAAACTCAATTCGCGCACAGTTCGGTGATGAGAATGCTCGTCAATACCTAGCTGCTGCATCAGATACAACAACAACTGAAGTAGCTGGTCTTGTACCAACACGCCAACTGACAGAAATCATCAACAACAAGTCAACAGCAGGTCGTCCATCAATCGATGCGATCTCAACTGGTGCACTTCCAGATGCAGGTATGAAGTTCCAAATCCCTCGCGTTAAGACTGTCCCAACTGTTGCAGTAGCAGCAGAAAAGGGTGCATTTGATGACACTCAGGTTGAAATTGAATACCTAGATGTCACAGTTGCTAAGTACGCAGGAATGCAACTATTTGATGTTGAAGTCCTTGACCGCACATCTCCTGCATTCTTCGCAGAGCTACAATCATTGATGGCCGATGCTTACGCTAAGGCAACAAACGTTGCAGTTCGCACAGCAATTCAAACAGGTGCAGCAGCTGATGCAACAACAATCACATTGCCTTGGGATGGCGCAGAGATGGCTGGCTTTATTGCTCGCGCTTCTGACAGCATCTACACAAACACACTTCGCTTTGCAACTGGCGTAATTGTTTCACCAACACAATGGTCAAACATCATGGGAATGGTTGATTCACAAAACCGTCCTCTATTCATCGCCTCACAGCCACAAAACGCAGCAGGTAGCGTTTCACAGTCACTTCGCGGATCTCTTCTAGGACTAGAACTGTATGTTGACTATTCACTAACCGGTACTGCAGATGGATCAATCGTGGTTGTAAACCGCGACTCATTCACATGGTACGAGTCACCACGCCTACAGCTTCGTGCTGACAAGGTTGGTACAGGTAAGGTTGAAGTTGGTTACTACGGATACGGCGCGATCGCTACCAAGGTTCCTTCAGCTGGTGGAGCGTTTAAGTTCAATAACGCTTCGTAAGTAATACCCTAAGTCGCTGAGAGGGGGCATAGCCCTTGCCCCCTCTTGGTCTTTAGAAAGGAATTGGAATGGCACTCTGCACAGTAGCTGAACTTAAAGCAACGCTCGGCGTTGGCTCGCTGTACCCAGATGCAACAATTCAGGAAGTTTGCGATGCGACAGATGCAGTCCTGCTTCCAATGCTGTGGAGTCCTAAGTGGTTTACAGTAGCTCATGAAAACGTTGTGGGCGAAGGAACATTGTATTTTAACGATCCAGTCAAAGACACATTTTATGTCGGTCAAACTGTAACTATTGCTAACTCAGGTTCTTCATATAATGGCAGCAAAGTAATTACAGCTATGGGTGATTATTCAATTAGCGTAGTCACTGATCATGCTGGTGTTAAACCCAAGCATCCGATTTACCCTTATGGATCTGTATCAACAACAACCTACACAGACTGGACAGCCGACATGGCTATTCAGCAAGCTGCTTTGATGATAGCTGTAGAGATCTGGCAAGCAAAAACCAGCACTTTGACTGGTTCTAACTCCGTAGATTTCCAGCCCTCACCTTACCGAATGAGCGCACAGCTTCTCGCTAAGGTCAGAGGATTGATCGCACACGCGCTAGACCCTCGCTCAATGGT